CCATTTTAAAAGAAAGTAGATCAGCATTATCTGGATCAAGATAATATCTTTTTTCAGACACTGACCAAGCTTCATAAGAAAATGGACAACATAAAGCATTCATCCGCCAATCTTCGTTTTTTAGAAAAAACGGTATTACACCTTCGGAAAGGCGGATGAGCAATTTTTGAAAAATCCGAAAACAAGGTATGTAGGTTGAAAAAGCCTCCATACCAATGGCCATACCACTCAAGATAGACTTAAATGGTATTTTCAAAGGGGGTTGCTGAAAACAACCCAACTTTGAAACCACACGGCCTAACTTAGGTCCAAAACAATACCCTCTTCCTGTAGGATACAAAATATTTGAACAAAATTCGGCCTCCGAATAATTTTTCCGTACAATGTTATCGCACTTGAACCCCAGTTCAAGTAAAGATTGCCACCTAGGCAACAAGTGGCGACCATACGACAACAAATTATCATCACCTTGGACTAACATTTTGACACTACCCAAAATGTCGCTAAGGTTGTTACCACCCTCAACAAAACAAAATATATGCATCAACCCGTTCAAAATCGAATTAAAAAACGAGGTATAAGGGTCACCGGATTTACGAGTTCCGTTGACTTTATATTTTATCCCAGTTGAGGTGTAACCATGGGTTTTCAAGTTAGCTCGCATTAAATCAAGAACAGCACGATAAGCTCCAAATTTTTGCGCCAACCAAATTTCCAGCTCACCAAGATCTTCACAAATACTTGCGTCATAACTAGAAACATCATTTTCAAAAATTTCATCTTCAGGGTTAAGATGTTGAGCACAGCTTAACATCGTACTACCACTAGAAAACAAAATAGGAAAATGAGAACCCCAAACCCTCTTAAGTTCAGCTTGTAACGGAACAAAAGTAGGGCCGACCAACGCAATAAACTCAGGGGTTGCCCCTTGAATTAACCGTGGTGGTTTATTTAAAATTTCGTGAGTGGTCTCATAAAAGTCAGTTTCAACCTTTATGAAAGCCTTACGAATAGTATATTTATAAAGCTCAGAACGATTCAAAACCGTCCTTTCATTAACGCCTTGATCATTAAGCCCAACACGAGCACGACGAATAGCATCTTTAACTGGAGTTGACGCATTCGAACATTTAAGATATTGCTCAATAGTCATAGGACGACATTTACGAAACTTTGGAAAAAGTAATTTAAAATTATCTTTAACAAAGTCAGTAAAGCGTTTCATGACTACAGGATTAACAACAGGCGTTGCTTTAAGTGCCCTATTACATAACGCGGCTAACTCGTTTTGTGTACAGGGCATATAATGAGAAGGT